AGATATGGAAGCATTAGAGCAGGTACGTACAGAGTTTGAACAGGAAAAGGAACAGCTTATCAAAAATCTACAAGTTCATGTGCGTAAGGTAATGGGTGACACACCTATCAATCTCAACAGCCCTGAACAATTATCTTGGGTAATTTATGGACGTAAGGTTCTTGATAAACAGGATTGGGCCAGTAAGATTGACCCATACATGACCGATCAGGATTTCAATCGTCTTATCACAACAGGAACTGAGAGGCTGTATAGAACAAATGCGGTACAATGCGGTACTTGTTCTGGTACTGGTTACATCAGGAAAACTAAAAAGAATGGTGACCCTTTTGCAAAGGCAAATAAATGCCCAGAATGTTTGTCAGAAGGTTTCTTGTTTATTCCCACTGATACATTAGCTGGGTTTAAGTTCAAGCCACCATCACCTAAATGGGCTAGTGCAAATGGTTTCACTACAAGTAAAATGAATCTTGAGTTACTAGAAGGTGCGGCACGTACAAAGGGTATGGACGATGCTGTTGAGTTTCTCAGTAATGTTAGAAGACTTAGTGCAGTTGATACTTATCTTTCCTCTTTTGTTGATGGTATCAAGACACACGTAAAGCAAGATGGTAAGCTACATGTACGCTTACTACAGCACAGGACTGCCACAGGCAGATTTAGTGGTGCAGACCCTAATATGCAGAACATGCCACGTGGTGGTACGTTTCCTGTTAAGAAGGTTTTTGTATCACGATGGGAAGGCGGTAAGATTATGGAAGCTGATTTTGCACAGCTTGAGTTTCGTGCCGCCGCATATTTATCACAAGATGAGGTAGCAATAAATGAAGTATCTACTGGATTTGATGTACACGCATACACCGCGAAGGTTATTACCGATGCTGGTCAACCTACGGATCGCCAGACTGCGAAAGCGCACACGTTTGCTCCGCTCTATGGCGCAACAGGCTTTGGAAGAACAAGAGCAGAGGCGGCGTACTATGAACACTTCAACGAGAAGTACAAAGGGGTCGCAGCTTGGCATTCCAGACTGGCTAAAGAGGCTTTAGAAACGCAGAAGATACGCACACCAAGTGGTCGTGAGTTTTCATTTCCAGATGTTGTGCGTAAAGCTAGTGGTCGTGTATCTCACTTTACACAGATAAAGAACTACCCTGTGCAGAGTTTTGCCACTGCTGACATAGTACCTATTGTACTTATTTACATTGATGACTTGCTTGCTTATGCAAAATCATGTATAGTGAATACAGTTCATGACAGTATTGTCATTGATGTACATCCAGATGAAGAGCGATTGGTTCTTCAGACTATTGAAAAGGTAAACAATGAGTTACCTTATTTGATAGCTGGTAGGTGGGGAATAGACTTTAATGTACCCCTACTTTTAGAAGCAAAAATTGGCCCGAATTGGCTTGACACTAAAGACGTAGCATGATATAACTATGTCTCTTTAACTGAAAGAAAGGAATAAAATATATGACACAATTGACAACTATTGATACTAACAACTATGAAGCAATGGCGAAGGTTATGGGCATTGCTAATGAGGCTAGAACTTCTAGTAAGTCTAGTTCATTGGCTCGTATGCGTATTCACCATTCACCTATTATGGGTACTGCTGAAGTTAATGGTAAAAATGTTAATGTTGAGGTTGTAGAAGGTGGACAGTACAAACTGGAAATTCCAGATGGTCCTACTTACTATGCCTCTAGCGTTAAAATTAGACCATTCATGCAACGCTTTATGTATAAGCGTTATGTGCAGGGTGGGGCTAACTCACCTAATCGTTTTATCAAAAGTGTTATGGCTGATACTCTTGATATTGACTTGAAGGATAATGATGGTGGATTTAACTGCGGTAAACCTGCGGGTTACATCAAAGACTTCAAAGCACTACCTCAGAAAACACAAGACTTGATTAAACAAATCAAACGTGTACGTGTTGTTCTTGGTACTGTAGAGATGTTAAATCCTACAAATGAAAAAGGTGAAGCTGTAGAACTTGAAGTTACGCCCTTCATTTGGGAGATTGATAATCGTGATGCCTTTAAAGAAATTGGTGGTAGCTTCGAGACACTAGCTAAAATGCAACGTCTTCCTATCAATCACATTATCACAATTAACACAGCAGAACGTAAGATACCTACTGGTGCATCTTACTTTATTCCTGTAGCGTCTTTGGATTTGACAAATTCTCTTGACTCTACTGATGAGGATCAAGTCTTGTTTGCTGATTTCTTGGCTTGGATTGATAACTACAATAACTATATAGTCAATTCATGGGCTGAAAAAGCTAACTCTCGACTTGAGGATGGTGATGCAGAAGTTCTTGATGATATTGTTGACATCGAAGTTGATGACGAGGATGCAGCATAATGCATCATCCTGCTGAACTAGCATTGCATCAGTACATGGAAGATGCAACAAAGGGCAAAACAACAATGTCGGAGGCCACCATTAAACAGGTGGCTTCTGATGTTGCTGATGCTCTTTCTCGCCAGTTTGGTAGTGGTAAAAGTAGAGGCGACTTTACATTGCGTATGTCAAATGTGGGTCGTCCTACTTGCCAGCTTTGGTATGAAAAGAATAAGCCAGAAGTTGCACTACCATTGCCAACTACATTTGTAATGAACATGATGCTTGGTGATATTGTGGAAGCAGTATTCAAGGGTATCATGAAAGAAGCGGGGGTGAAATATGAAGACACTGATAAAGTCACACTGGAAGTCGGTGGCCATAATATTAATGGGTCTTACGATATTGTTGTGGATGACGCCGTAGATGACATTAAATCTGCATCTGATTGGTCATACAAGCATAAGTTTGAATCCTATGACAGCCTAGCTGAAAAGGATGGGTTTGGTTACATCGGTCAACTTGCTGGTTACGCAAAGGCATCAGGCAAACGTGCTGGTGGTTGGTGGGTAGTAAACAAAGCCAATGGACAATTCAAATATATTCCGGCTTCTGGTATTGACATTGATGCAGAAATCTCTAAAATAGAAAGTACTGTTAAAACTGTAGAGGAGAATAAATTTGAAAGATGTTTTGAACCAGTTCCTGAGACATTCAGAAGTAAGCCTACAGGGAATATGGTACTTAATGATGGATGTAAGTTTTGCCCATATCGTTTCGATTGTTGGGATAACATTACTGAGCGTCCTTCTGTAATGTCAAAGGCTCAAAATCCACCTATGGTGTGCTACATTGGAGATGTCGTTGCACCATAAGCAGTTTAGAGCAGCTAGAAAATACGGCTATCGTAGTGGACTTGAGTTAAAAGTAGCACAAGACTTAGACGAGCAGGGTGTAGAGTATCTGTATGAGAAGGTAAAGATTGAATGGGAAGACCTTGCATACAGAACCTATACACCTGACTTCGTACTAAACAACGGAATAATTATTGAAACAAAGGGAATGTTTACAGCAGCAGATAGACGTAAGCATCTCGCAATTAAGAAGCAGCATCCTAAATTGGATATTCGTTTTGTCTTTGAAAATAGTAAAAGAAAATTGCGTAAAGGAGCAAAGTCATCCTATGCCGAATGGTGTATCAAATACGATTTTAAATATTATGACAGGATCATTCCAGAGGACTGGTTAAAAGAAAAGGGTAAGAATAAACACCCAAAGTTTATTAAGTTTAATGGCACTAAAGTAAAAAGGAGATAGCAATGAACAAAAATGAAATAGTAGAACAATTATCTGAAGAGGATTTCCTTATTAGAGTTAGGCCATATACAGATGAAGACGGTGAATGGAGTGGTGAGATAGATTTATCTGTTATAGCATTACCAAACAATCCGCTGAATGATGAGAGTTATTTTCAGATAATGCATTTCTGTAAGATGATGTGTGCTACAATTCCTATTATGGAACAGTCAGAAGAAATTCGTAATATTGTACATGAATATGTGCTAAATGTCATTGACAATGAGATGCAGGTTGATGTACAACTGGAGGAAGAAATGGGTGTTGAAAAAACATATGATGGCAATGTAGTTCATCTTAATTTCAACACAAAGACAGGAGGTAGTGCATGACAGACTATAGAAAGATTATGGATGATATTCAGAAGAAGCAGGAATGGAAAGATGTTGATTGGGAGGCAGACTATTCTTTTATAGACAATGTAAGACCTGATATGGTAAACAATCCACCACATTATAATGCCAGTGGTATTGAGTGCATTCAGGCGATTGCTGCTGCAACTGATGATGGCTTTCAATACTATTTACAAGGTAATATATTGAAATATCTTTGGCGTTATCGTTACAAAGACAAACCACTTGAAGACCTAGAGAAAGCCAAGTGGTACTTGGATAAGTTAATTGAGGAAACTATGGCAAATGATAAGAGTTAAAGTATTTATTACACTTGACATTGATGAAGATGAATATCCAATACCTGCCGATGGACAAGTTGGGGAGGAGATTGAGGATGGGATACATGAGTATTTCTATGATGTAGAAGGTGCCGATATACGCACTATAAAAACAATAACGGAGTGACACTATGAATAATTATTTACCTACGGACTACCAAACATTTATTGCTACCTCACGGTATGCACGTTGGATTGAGGATGAACAGAGGCGTGAAA